TAATTGATGTCTGGGATAGCGCCCAGCAATCTTATGAACCACAGGATAGCGCCTGTGGAAAATTTGTGAATCTTGGGATAGCGCCCAAGAAACTTTCGAAGTTGAGGATAGCGCCTCACATTTTATTTCTGTATATTTTATTTTAATTTTGTTGCAATGGGCTGGATTTGCCCAAATGTTTCTTGTTTAGGGCACACTAGTGTGCTCTCAAATAAAGAGATCTCCCGTGAAGGGAGATGTGAGAGAGCCATGTGTGGCTCATTACTTGTAAAGGTTGCTGTTCCACAGCAGCCTGCGAAGAAGAAAAAGCAGGCAACCCCTGCCCCCAGGCCTACCTATCCTCCATGTGTTGTGGAGAAGACTGCTGCCACCCCAGTTACGGTGGAAAAGGTTTTTGTGGAGGTGATTCCCACAGTGCCTTCTTGCCTTGCTCCGAAATGGATGCTCGGCATACAAAGGGTGGAAGGAGCCCCCTCTAAAGCTCCTAAACAAGCTGTGCCCAAATGGGTGTGGCAGATGCGGCAGCTACTGAAGGCTGCCCTGACTGGGGCAAATTCTTTTGGGCCCCGATATGTTCGAGCCCATTTTTCCAGGGCTCGCATTAGCTGGATCTATGCCCAGCTCTGTGAAGGATGCCCCCTCCCTCTGTGGAATAGGGGGAGAGCTTTGAAGAAATCCTCACTTGCCCTCTTGGCAAGGATTGAGGACACCAAGCAGCAAAAGAGAGCTGCTTGGGAAAAGAAGGAGGCTGCTCCCCTGAAGAGCAAAAGAGAGTATGAGCAAAAGAGAGCTCTTCTCATACCTCTTATTGAGAAACTAAGAGCTCGACTCTTGCAAGATGAGGCAAGAGAGCTGAGGGAACAATTGTTCCCATCTGGAAATGGTGGCACTGATACCACCAAGGTCGCTGCAGCCTCGAAGGCTGAAATTAAAGCTGCAGCGCAGTTAAAGGCGTACCAAGATGTGTGCGCAAAGGTTTGGCGTGTTAAGCGCCAAGAAAAGAAGGCCCAACAGGCCAAATTGGTGGAGGATTTGATCACCTCTGCCAACTGTGGAAAGCAGGATGTTTCGGAACCTGCTATTGAGAAGGCGGCACGACCAAAACGCCGCATCGAAATTGGTGACTTTGTGCCCCAAAAAACCCTTTGGGGGTTGTATCCATGTGTTGGCCTCGGTGCCAATATGGCTGACCCTGTGTGCAGAGTGCTCTCTGCATGCGTTTCTATTGCTGGCAAGCGGCCAGATTTGGTGTCAACCATATACGCCTTTATCACGGGAGAGGCACAAGTTTGGTTGTCTGCACCTCGGGTGTGCATGTTGGCCAAGAGAATCATTGAATTGAGTGATTGGTATCCCCATGAGCTCCTTGCAGAAGAATTGAAGAAAATCTCTGATGAAGAGAACTGTAAGGAGGCTGAAAGGGAGATTAATCTCAAATATTTGGAAATCTCCAAGGCCACTGAGAATATGCGCGCCAATGGCTTGTTTAACAAGCTTAAGGGAAAAGCCCAGGATTTATGGTCTGGCATAGTTGATTTTGCTTCCCATCCTTTTAGGAAGTATTTGGCTACTGCTGCAGAATTTGTTGAAGGGTTTTCCCACAGAGTGGTGGATGCAGTGATGTCGCGGGTGAATGCCGCTATTGCTCAGTTTGCTGCCCAATTGGACATTGCTAAAACCCTAGTGGACCAGCTAGTCATTCATGTGAAGCGCTGGTACACTAGTCTGTGCACAAGTTTTGATGATTCACTCAAACTCCTTGGTAAATGGGCTGGTTATGCCCTTGGTCTTATTGTTGGAGTTGGAGTGTGCCACCTTGTTGAGGTGATTTGTGCACATATGGGATTGCCATTGGGTGGTGTCATTACAGGAGTGTTCACCACAGCATACATGGGGTGGTTGTTTGTAAAAACCCCCGTTGGCAGCGAGCTCGTTATGAATTTGCGCATGCAAGTTGCACGCATTGCGCGAAATATCTTTGATGTCCAACGCACTGGAATCCCACCAGATCTCCCAGCAAATCCAAATGTTGGTTTTTCCGTTCCCTATGAGGCTTTTGGGGGAATAGACAACCAACCTTTCTCTATGGGAGCAGATGTCCCAAATGCACGGGCGATTCCCGTTGTGAGCCCCATCATTAATGCCATGGCTGGCTTTGGAGCTAGTATGCTAAGTATGAAAGCCATGGGTTTGATTGAAATGGGTAAACTGGGCGCTGCTTGCCACTCACTGAGAATGGGCAAAGATGCTTTATGTGAATTTGTTTCTACTGTTCTGTACTATTTTGGCCGTCTAGCTGATAAAGTAACAGGTAGAGAAACAGAATTCTTTGATGAATTGTCAATTCTTGTGCAGATTGACGTCAAAGATTGGATCACACGCTCTAGGGGGGTCCTGTTAGACTCTTGCTACACTTCATTGAACAACATGATTTGCTCTGATGTTGTAAATAAGCTCGTTACTGATGGCGAGCAGATTGCAAGTAACATAGCAGGAACGCCTAGACGGTTGAGTTTAGATTTTGGTCAATTGGTGAGTTCTATCATGAAAGATCTTCTTGATCTTCAACAGCGTATTGTGCGCCATGGTGTGACTGTAGGTCGTCGCAAGGAACCTACTTGGATCTACATTTTTGGACCGTCACACTGTGGTAAATCTAATATGATGGACCACCTCACTTCAGAAGTTTGTCGTTACTTCGATTTGCCATACACTTATATAGCTCGTAATGGTCAAGACAATTTCTTTACAACGGGCTACAAGCGACAAACTGTTCTCCAAATTGATGATCTTTCCTGTGTTGAAAATGTTCCACCTATTGAAAGAGAGCTCATCAATCTGGTATCGTGTTCGGAGTACCCTCTGAAAATGGCTGACTTGTCTGATAAATCCATCTCTTTTCAGTCACCATTTATCATTTCCACTTCTAATCAACGCACTTGCTTGCCTACATGTGGTATCACTCACTGTGAGGCCTTTAACAATAGGCGAGCCGTAGTTGTGGAGATGAGGAGGAAGCCAGGGGTTGTTTTTGATCCCATGGACTGCCATGCTGCCATGCAAGGACGATTCCTTGACAAACGTGACCACACACCTCTTTTTGGGGTACAAGGGCAGCCAGAGACCTTTTGGAAGGATGTGCCAGAAATGACAACAATTTTGCTCAACATCTGTGTAGCCCACAGACAGGAGCAAGACATCCTCCAAGAGCAACATATCCGGAAGCATGCTGTTAATGATCCACTCATTTTGGCTTCCGAGAGATTCTTGAAGCAAGAGAGTAGAAAAGCTCTCTGTTATATGCCCCGCGTTGAAATGGAGATATGTGGGGTGCAAAGCCAGGCCGCTGGGTGCTATTATCTGTGTGTAGATCAAAAACTTTATACATGCGAAGATGATGGCAATCTGGTTGAAACTCCCTGCTTAAATCCGAGCTACGCACAGTGGGAGAGGAACTCCTCAGAAAATTTTGTAGGAGGGGTTCAGGCCTTGGATGCTCTGGAGTGTAGATCGATTTTGGTTTCAGGAATCTTGCGCAATCTTGTGCAAGGACAATGTTGCGTGTTGTCCATTGATGAAATGTCACGACTGCCACTATGCACACAACGGCTTTTTAAGGCACTCCAGTTGCAAGAGCGAGTCTATCTGAGACTCATTCAGAAGAAAATTTCACACATCCTAAGTGTAGATGAAAGCAACGTGTATTCAAAGAATGCTTGGATGAGGTGTTTGGAATTTGCTGCAGCCTCCAGGGATTATCTGAAAGAACATGGACTGGAAGTGTTGTTGTTACTTGCAGCAATGATGATTCTGTGTGTTGCCCTCTATTATTTTGTTGGAGCCTTTATCGGGGTGATGGGGGGTGCGCTTTCAATGGGAGCAGCAATGGCTGGTTTGAAAGAAGTAGACATGAAGGCTCAATATTCTTCAGGAGCCCAAGAAGGTCGTTATCGCTCCCGCAACATTCCTATCAGGCAACGGTACCGCTATGCACGCGGAGAATTGGATGAAGAGGTTCCCTTAGGGGGCCAACTTGCCGTTGCTTTGTATGGATCACAAGGCCGTTTCATTTCTGCATTACAGTATAAAGGTAAATCTGTGATGCTCACGAGGCATCAGATGTTGATGTTTGCAGAAAAGGAACGTGTCACATGCATATATCTCGCTACTGGTGAAAGTGTTGTTTTAACTTTCAACCGAGATGATGTGCAAGAGTTCCCCAACCATGAAACATGTATGTGGCAAGCAGCTGGCATGCTCCAATTGCCAGCAAAGTTTAAAGACTGTTTCTTGGAGAAAGGGGAGACTGAATTAGCCCCAGCTTTTGAGCTGGAGGGGTACGTATTGAGACCTGACTCGACTGCTTTCATTATGACCATACTTAAAACGTGGGCCAGAGTTCAGTACGAACCCTTTGTTGTGCGTGGTAGTTTGGCAAAGGAAAAATATGTTAATGAGCTACCAACCTCAATCTGGTTCCAGTACCAGTCGCGCAACAATGATTGTGGAATGGTCTGCCTAGCACAAGTTGGTGGAAAGAAGAAAATTGTTGGACTTCTTGTTGCTGGAGTAGATCAACAAACTTGGGCGGATAATCTACCAAACCCCTGTATGGCTGAGATGAAGAGCCAAATTGAGTATGAGTTCAAACTTGGAGCACATACAGAGGGATACACTAAGTTGGGGTATCTAACAAAGGACAAAACACCCCACTTGCCCAAGAAGAACAATGCGGTGCTCGTTAAACCAGAGTATCGTATTGATAGTCCTGTGCCTATCAAGGAGCCTTCCATCATCTCCGCAGAGGATCCTCGTTGCCCAAAAGATGCTGAGGGTAAACCAATTGATCCCATTGTGAAGGCCTTTGAAAAGAAATTTACGACCCCAATGGATTTACTTGAAGATGATATTTTGGAGTCGATTGCCCAGGAAATGGTTGATGAGTGGCAAGATTGTGAAAGTGAGCCACTTTGTGATGTGCCACTGGAAGTTGCTATTAATGGTATCCCAGGAACTCAGATTGATGATGATGATGAATTTGAGGATGCCGTTGAGTGTCTTAAAATGCGGACTTCCCCTGGTTATCCTTATGTCTTACATAAAGAACCAGGGATGAAGGGGAAGGAAGCCTATTTTGAGCTGGCTCCTGATGGCACGAGAGCTTTGAAAGAGGGTTCGCTTGCTGCAGAGTTGTATGAAAATATTGTTCAGTACAGCAAGAGTGCCATTCCTGAGCTTGTGGTGATTGAGTGCCCAAAAGATGAGTTGCTCAAGACAGAGAAAGTAAACAAGGCTTGTAGACCTTTTGAAATAATGCCCCTGCATTACAATCTCTTTCTCAGAGAGAAAACTCTTGCTTTTTCGCTGTTTCAGCAGCGTAATCGCCACAAGTTGGCCTGTCAAGTTGGGACTAAGGCGTATTCCCATGATTGGACACACATGTACCAACGCCTAGTTGCCAAATCAGACCGCGCCATAAATTGTGATTATAGCAGTTTTGATGGGCTTTTAAATTCTCAGGTAGTGAGTTGCATTGCAAATATGATAAATTCTATGTACCACTCGCCTGAAGAAACTGTTGTTAGCAAGCGCCAACGATATAATATGATAAATGCTTTGTTTGGTCGGCTTGCTATTACTGGCCAGGAAGTGATGCGCGTGCGGGCTGGGCTGCCATCTGGTTTTGCCTTGACAGTGGTTATAAATTCTGTTTTTAATGAAATTTTAATGCGCTACTGTTTCAAGGTTTTAGTTCTAGGCCCTCAGCGAAACTCCTTTTCCACTTATGTCACTTTGTTGGTGTATGGTGATGACAACTTGATGAGTTGCACTGATAAAATTGCTATATACTTCAATGGAGAGACTATCAAGGAGACCTTAAAGAAGAAAAATGTTACTATTACTGATGGTAGTGACAAGACTGCGCCTGATATTAAGTGGAAGACTCTTGGTGAGCTTGACTTTCTGAAACGCCGTTTCTTGAAGTTGGAAACTGGTGTGGTGCAAGCGCCCCTAGATTTAACTGCCATATTCTCGTGCTTGCACTGGGTAACTCCCCACCCACAGAAGATGCCGAAAGGGGGTGCTCAACTTCAGGTTGAAAATGTGGATACACTCTATGAGTTAGCTTTGAATGTGCAAGTTGCATTAACAGAGTTGTATCTACACGGCAACAAAGAGGAGTTCCAGCGGGTTCGAAATTTTTATACGAAGAAAATGAATATTCTTCCTGCTGGGTACTATACTTGGGCAGACAGGGAAGCTTTCCATATGTCAAAACAAACTGGAATGGAAGCTTATCAGCCTGCTAAAGAAATTGATTTGGATGTGGGGCAAGAATTTGCTCGGTTTATGCATACATCAGACATTGGCAATCAAGTCCATTTTACACGCCAGTGCTTGGTAGTTGCAGGGCCTTTTTATAAGCCCACACCAGATCAACTTTTGGTTTCTACAACTCCTCTCAAACAAGGAGAAAGTGGCTATTGGGTGCCAGTTGAAACCGGCATGGGCATAGGCAATCTACCTACAATTGCATGGGTCCATCGCTTTATGCGTCCGACCCAACTTGTGGATGCCTATGGCTATAAAATATGGGGGAACGTTCGCTCCCACATTGAAAGTGGCAAAAGTCTTGTTTTTAGGAGTGAAGCTCCATATGTTGCTGGTAATGCAGCTTTGATGGCCTTTGGTCAAGCAGCAAAGTTGCTTGAGATTAAGACAGCATTGAATCTGTACCGTAATGTTATACCTGAATCTACTTATGGTTTGGAACAGTATTTTGATGCTGCTATACCTCAAGCTTCTCTGCCTGGAACTTTTTACCTTGCAAATGCTGAATCAGAGTCTCTTTTACAAGAACATAAAACTGGTACCGTTATTGGCTTAACTACAGAAAAGTTTAATCTTAATGGTGCCAGAGACTTAATTATGCAAGGTCAGAAGCTTGGCAAGCTGCCCGTTATGGCTGCCACGCAAGCTCCCAACAAATTTTATGTTGGCTTATGTTGTCAGAAGAATTTTTGTCCTGGTCATGCCACCTCGTCTGACAGTATTGCAAAAGCCTTTTCTCAGTGTTGGGCTATGCGTTGTGCCCCTAATTCTTCCAGCCGTAAGGTTACTTTTGAGCCTGAGTGGCGGAAGAATAAATTTTTAGGTATTTCTTAAAGAGAATATCCCCCCAGGCTTCAATGGGGTTCTGTTTTGAGGCAAGTTTGGTGTCGAGATAACCAAATTGAAATAACTCGACTTATCCATCTGAATGATGCGCGTTTATTGCACACGCGGCGAAGCTCAAGTGCATGTGCATTTTCTTTTGGTTTGTTTTGTTTGGTTTGTGTTTTAGCTATTGCTTTCTTTTAATTATGTTTTAAGTGGCGATAAATGAGGTTTGTCCTTTTCCTCGTTTTGCTTTGTTGGACACAAAAAGATTTTCTATTTCTTTTGTGTATTAGAAAACCCAAAAAACCCT